TTGCGGCGCCGGCATTATCGCCAACCCATGGGCTTTGATACGTGGTATGATAGCTCGGGAAGTATTTAGTAAAACCAGAAATAGATTTTAATGACCCTGATACCAGCAGTGCGTCATTCGGACGTGTAAGCGAGTTTGCAATATCAAATTGTGGACCCCAGCAAAGTGTTACGTCTGCGGTCGCATTAGGCAGGCCAGCTGCGGCTGACTTATTGATGCTGTGACGGAATGGAATAGGAAGTTCTCTTGCATTTGTAATTGGAACATTAAGATGCGATGAGTTGTTGACGCTTCCTGTTGCAAGAAATCCAGAGCCAGATGTAATAAGGTGATAATAACCGCGGGTTGCTACAGGAAGTGTATTTGTTGGAATAAGCTTGTTTGCAACAGCATCCGAAACTTCAACGCGAATTCTTCGTGATACTTTTCCGTAAAGGCTCTCCTCAACAACTTTTTGTGCGTCAACTGATCGATCAAAATCAAAATATACGTTCAAGTCGCCGATTTTCTTTACGATGTAATCTTCGCTGTCAGGGTCAAGATCGCAACCAATAAATGTTTCATAAGCTACACGTGAAGAGTCTACGTCGTTGTAATCGCGTAGAACCACTGTAAACTTTGCATAGCTGGCAGCAGAAGTTGGATATTTTATGTCTTTAATCTCTATCTTATAGAGTTCATTTGCAACTGACCCATCAGAACTTGCATGAATCTTGAAAAGATCATATCGTGTTGAGCCAAAATTCTGTGATGCTATAAACGGAGTCATAGGATGCGTGTATCGATCCTCAAATCCGTCAAAGTTGGGGAATACAGATGTTCCGTTGTTTCTTGTTTGTGAGCCAGAAAGACAGAAAACAATCTCCTCGATTTCGTTTGCCGTGCCTTGACGACGGATTAATGCCTCAGCAGCAACACCAGAACCAGTTGGCTCAGCGTAGGCATCAAAAATGTCATAATGAGAATAAAGAACGTGGCCATGCTCTTCAAGTCTTGAAACATCGCGATTTAAAGCATTCGCGATGTAGTTTGAATCTGTCGGGTTAAACGACGCAGTAATTATGCTACCGTTTCCAGTGTTATTATGACCATTTAAGAAAAGAACAAACTGTTGCTTTGCTCCAGTAAGATCAATAGAGCCTGTAAACCAACCTTTTGCTGGTGACGCAGTTGTTGCAGCAGAAGAATATGAGTCAGATGTTTGTCCAGGCGCAGAGCTTGAAACAGTGATTTGCACGCCTGATGCTGCAAAGATTATACCACGAATAATTGGCTGCGCAGCTACCGATGTCTGCACACCGGCGTCAGAAAGAACCCATGAACCAGCGCTTTCAGACATGTAACAGCCAAGAAAGTATGTTCTACCCTCAATTCCGCCCGCAGTTGCAAATGGGTTATTTCCAAACTGTCCAGTTGACACTTGCACGTTTCGTGAGCCAGCAACGAAACCAGCGTTTGTCACCTTTCCAGTGTTCACACCAGAAGTTGTTCGTGCGTTACCGTCACCTGCACCAAGAACTCTAACATATGTTCCTGCAGAAGCGTTGTTTAGCCACTGATTCATCGCGATTGGTGCATGTGTGAATGAATCACCATAACCAAATTCTTCTTTGAACTGCACGTTATTCGCAACTGTAACAGGAACGAAGGCTAAACCCTGGTTCGCAGGCCCAATCACGCCAGCGGATCTACCTGAAGGCTGTATTGTTGTTATCTGACCAGTGCTATCGATTTCTGTAAGCGTTATTTTTGGCGCTGCCATTTGCTCTCCTTCTCTCGTTTAACTATCTTGTATTAGACGAATTCAACGCCTGCAGGTGTAATAATAAAATCAACTGCTATAAACTCTACAGCGCGAGTTGGAACAACGACGATTCTGCCGTTAAGCTTGCTCGCTGCGACATCTGCTTGTGAGTTGTTTGTGTCGTCCATTATGATTCTGAACTGTTCAACACCAGACTGTGCCTTTATCAGACTTAACAGGGGCGTTGTTCTACTGACGAAAGTTGTTCTTGTTGCTGCGTCGTTAGGCTCAAAGAGTAATCCGCGCGCGACGTCTTGTACAACACGCTTAATCTCGAGGAACAATCGACGAACGTTGACTCTGTCAAAAGCAGACTTAGAAACCTGGAGTGTCTTTTGACCAAAGATAACGAAACCGCTACCTGGGAACGTTGCGATCGGATTGATGCGATTCTCATAGAGGTAATCACGATCGCTTGTGCTTAACTTAACATCAACGTTTGATACGAAGTCTAGAGCTGCTCTGTTAAAACCTGCAGGTGCATACCAAGGATATGCAACCTTATCTCCATACGCAAGCGCACCAAGCGCTGCAATGGATGCAGGAACCTTAACACGATGACCAGCTGTCTGATCGTTAACGAAAACATCTGGGAAGTACGTGGCAACGTAGTTGTTATCAGGTGACCTTGTTGTCATAGCGTCTGCAGTTCTTGAGACGTTTGGTTTTGGACTTGCACCTTCAAAGATTCTAACGTTTGCATCAGTGTAGTTTGGAATATCAATAACGTACATTGCAAGCGCGTAATTTGATAATCTTTCCATGATGAAATCAGTGACTAGAGGGTCTCTAATGCCTGGTGTTGCTATGACATTAACGTTTGTTGTCATAGGATCTGTCATTAACTTTGCTGCAATTCTGTATGAATAAACTGCGTTGTTACTAAGGTCAGACCCGCCTGGATTGTATCCAAGTCCTGTAATGCTTATCGCCGGCGAACCTGACGCTGCTCTTCCGCCTGTTTCTGTTGATGTTGCGGTGTCTCCGAGCAGAGCAGCAGCATTATCAAGAATATTGATGCCATCAAATCCTCCGTAAAAGATATTTGAGAACTTCGCGTATTCTGAAAACTTATTAAAGATGCTTGTAGAGCTCGCGAGCAACGACGCAAAAGTAAGTCGAGTCAGTGATGTGTCGACAATACGATAATCAAATGAGTTTGGCGTACCATTTCTGATGTAAGCAGCTTCCTTCATATGCGCTTCAATTGTTCCTGTGACATCTGCGATTGTCTGATTTGACAGCGCAACACGTGCTAGCGTAAACTTGTTGGCATTAAACGCATCTGCGTGTGAGCCTGTAACAAGAACATCCAGCTTTTGAATTCCTTGCATTTTTGAATATGCAGTAATTAAAGGGTTGAAATTGAGACCACCGTTTGCGTCCATTACCGAGTTTAGCACAGTACCGTCTGTCGAGCCAGATGGTACAAGCTTTTCAAATTTTACGCCCCAGTGCAGGCGTGAATCAGGAATCTCTAATATTCCCGGTGAACCGATATATGTTGAGCCATCAACAACACCACGTGTTGCTTTAAAGCGAAATGGTAATGGAGGAACAATCGAACCAGTAAGACCTGTTTCAACTGACGAGCTGCATGCGAGTCTTGGAAGACTTCCCGCTGTACCGTACGACGCTCCACCAATTGATAACGTTGCAGCAGTATCAGTAAGCGTTTGTGTTGTTCTAATAACTGGAACGCCTCTAAACCCAAACGGTAGCACTTTGCTTGGAATTGTTCTATTATCAACGCTTGGGCTCACAATAACGCGAATCCTACGACTTGCATTTGGAAACTTGCCGCTGATAATAAGACGTTGTTCTGATGACTCAGACGAGTCAAAGTTAAACGTGACTTTGCGGTCACCAATTTTCTTTGCAATATAATTTTTGCTTGAAGGGTTTAAGTCACAACCAGCGAATGATTCAAGAACACGAGTAGTTGTGTCTGTGTCGTGAAGGTCGCGAAGTATGACGTCGAATGTTCCAAATTCATTCGTAAGATCTGTTGACGCTTTCACGTTTGAGATTGAAATCTTAAAGCTGTTGTTGCTTACTGCACCATCTGATATGGTTTCAAAATGGAACAGATCATATTCTGTTGAGCCAAATGGTTGCGATATAAATGATGTTGTTCTTGGGGCGCTAAATCTTGTATCAAAGCGTCCAAAGTTTCCAAGATATGCAGCAGAGCCAGATGTAATTGCAACCTGGCTATCACCGACGGTGTCGATTGTTACCAGCTCGTTCTCAACCGGAAAATCAAGGTACAATAAGTGTTGCTCTTCTTGAAACTTACGAGGATCTGTGTTAAGAACATTTCCAAAATAATCATTTGAGCTTGGGTCAAATGATGCTGTCATTATTCTTAAACCAGCGACACCGTCTGTTGTTGTAAACGCAGAACCTATAGATGATGAAATTGCAAGCTTAAACTTTTTGAATGTTGACGATGCTGTGTTAAGATCTATTGATGCAATGTCGTCAATCGTGGCGCCCGTGCCTGTCCATTGTGAACCAGCACCAGTCATATCAAGAACCATTCCACGTGAGCTTGTCGGGAACATCAAAACGCCGCGGACAACGTTAACCGTGTCAGCAGTAGTTGGGTTAAAGCTTGGGTTGTCGCTAAAGACTGGGAAGCCGCGCCATTCTGATGGTGTTGATATATCTGCTGGTAATGAATGACGTGCAACAAGAAGCTGAACGGTGTTCGCTACTCTGCCATCACCAGCAACGGTAGCAGTTGAGCCTGACAACTTGAAACCAGCATTTAAAACAATACCTTGTGAAAGAGTCGCTGCGAAATCTGCGTTACTTGCGTTTGAGCCAGCACCAAGAACTCTAATAAAAGTTAATGCACCTTTATGCTTTAACCATTCATTCGCAGCATAAGTTGCAGGAAAGTTTGAATTTAATCCTCCAAAGCGAGCCTGATAATCAGAAAATGACGCCACTGTAGTGGGTACAAATGCTGGGCCTCCGGCTGCAGCGCCAATAATCCCGCCAGGGATGCCCACAGGTTGTGCACCGGGGGCTGTGAGCTCAATCTCCTGTTCAAAAAACCCAGGAGAACGAAAAATTTGTTCCGACATCAGTTTTGCTCCTATAGATTAGGCTAATCAAATGTAAGTATCACGTAAGAATCAAAACTGACGAATCATTTTATGTCTTTATCAGATTTCAACGTTTTTGTTATAGTGGTCAATACCTCTTCTCCATGAACCTGTGAGATGCTTCTGACCTTAACCATAACATCCATTGGTCGACCAGTCATTGGGTCAACAGAAAGCGTTCTGGTGGTGCTAGATGTCAACGTGGATGATGATTCTGTACCGCCTACTGCGGTTGTTAGCTTGTCCAATATGCCCGATCGTCCTTGAATCCCGCCTGCTGCAGTTTCAGCTTGTCTTTCTGAGACTGAACCAATTGCTCCAACAATTATTGGATCGTCGACTGTTGAAACATTGTCCAAAAGTCTTGAATCTATTCGCATATCGTCAATATTTCCAGCAAGTTTCTCTTTGCTGACGCCTTCAACAATTCCAAATGAAAACTGAGTTGCAGAGACTGTTCTCCTTAGCCCATTTGGAATACCAGGTGAGGATGGCAGCACAATATACGCAGAAACTGCGGCGGTTATTGTGTGTTTGATTGTTCTTTCGTCATCACTCATATTATCGAAAGTATTTTCTGAGTTGATGCTTGGTTCAAAGGTTGCGTTGAACCAATAGCCAGCGGATGTTTCGATTCTATATGATCTAGCCCGAATGTTGTGGTATCCGCTCATGATTGTCGTCAAAAGCTCGTTGCTGTGCTGCATAAATTGCGTCCAGATGGTCACTTCATACGTTGCAGTAAAAAATTTTGGAACTGGTATAGAGATTGTCTCATAAATCCCGTTTGACAGGTTTGGTTCAAGCAATCTGCCATGAATAGTTCGACCAGGCTTATCTTGTGATGTTCTACGTGAGCCTGAGCCTGGAATTCCGACTGATTCAAATCCAGCTGAATTGATTATTCGCTGGTAAAGCGGATCTTCTTTTGAAAGTCTGCGACGAATATCGATTGTGCCAATGTCACCCATCTCAATTGATTTTTGTGCCTGTTGCTCTATTCCACTTCGTGATATTGTGATGAGCGGAACAATAAGCGCGCCGTTTTTATCTCTAAGCGGCTCTTTTCTTCTTGTTATTGCGAAGCGCTCACCTGTTGCGAAGATGACAGGGACTTTTTTTGTGCTGCCGTCTTTGAGCCTATAAATAAGTGGAATATCTTTATCAAAAAGGTTAAAAAAAGCGCGATCAACGTCCTCAAGCCCGCAAGATGGTACAACAATATCAGCTGGAGCTGCAGATCCTTCATATCCAAGAGTTAAAGACTCACGACCATATCTTTTGCCAACGTTAAATCTCGTACTCATTCATCACCGTAAAATGATGAGTTGGTTCCGTCAGGCGCAACTTTCTTTGGTCCGGTTAGCGGTGCATCTAGTTTGCTGTCTGCCTGAAGCTCTCTGCGATCAGCTGTTGGTCCAAGCTCGTTTGTTGCTGTGCCGCGTTGTTGAACGAATATTTCTTGTGAAACGCTCTCTGTTTCGAGTGTTTGGTTTGTAGGCCCTTGCGCCAGCTTGTCGATGAGCCCTTCTCTTGCCTGCTTTCCAATAAGCTTGTAGCCAGTGACATGCTCTACTTGACCAAATATTTTGCTGATGGTGATGACTTGAGTTAACTCAAAAAAAACAGACCCGTATGAAATAAAATCTCCTATCTTCATACGAAGATCTTTATCTGTTAAATCACGAGAATGAACGCGCGCTTCAATAGAGTGAAACTTTTCGCTACCGAACTTGTTTGTCTTAATTTCACCAGGTGACCACTCAACAAGCGCGTCAACCTCAATAGGCGGATCAAAAATCTTTTCTGTTGACTCTTCGTAAACGTCATGAACAAAGGTTACGTCAGTTCTAACCGAATAATAGAATATTACTTGACCAATGACGTCTTTTATGACCTCTTTTGTTAGATCGCTAATGAGATCAAGCTCTCTCGGTGTGATGAAAAGACGTGCCATTCTTGTTTATCCTATTGTGATAACTCGACCCATAGGGATCGGGACTGCCTTCAAGATTTTTTGAAGATTATCAACTTCTGCAGCCTTTACCTCAATGAGCTTGTTGTAAGTCATTGAGTCCAGCATCTCTTTTAAATCAGTTCTAAGCTTTTCTTTTTCTTCCTTTGCTGTGCTTTTTAAATCTGCACCGTCTAATGTAAGATCACCACCTGGAATAGGTATCGAGCTAAATTTTGACCTGATCATGCCAAGCAGCTCTTTGCAGAGTGCGAGTGTATATTGTCTTGCCCATTGTCTTGCCATTGAGTTTACTTTTGAATAGACAAAATTTCCAAAAGGAACATTCGACAGATTAGAAACTCCGCTTATCGAGGCGTCTGGTATTGCTGGTTTCATTGGGTCTGACTCAAAACCAACCCGAACCCAAAGCTTTAGAGGATTATCTGCTGTTGGTGATGGAAATATTCTTAGTTTTGTGCCAGTCACTCGATAACTGTAATTTGAGCGACGAACACGGTTCGAAATGTTCATTTGACCACCACGAAGAATATCTTCGAAAACTGGTAAAACATAAAATACTGTTTCTGGTGTAAACGATTCGAATGAAAATTCATTGTTCAGGTAGTTAATTGCAGATGTAGTATCAAAAAAGCGGTATGCGGCCATTGGGTTAAAATGCATAATCTCAAAGATGCGCATCTTTCTCTTTTCTGGATTTAAAGATGAGCTTACAACTGGTATTCCTGTGCTTGGGTCCAAAAGCTCAGTGTAAAGATCATAATCTTGTACATTTTGTCTAAGTTGAATCGAACCAGAAGCAGCATTATATGTTCCGCCAAGACCTGCCTCAACAGCATACGGTTCTGCAAGTCTTATAATATAGTTTAGCGTGTCACGTGGGAATTTTTGTGTTGACTCGTCAAGACTTCCTGTTTGCATTCCAAGAAGCGATAACAATTGACTTTTTGCTTGATATTGGTTGATAATTGAACCATACTCAAGAAATGATTCCTCAAAACATGACCAAATTTGCTTTTTTGTAAGCTCAACAGAGAGAATATCATCGCCAAGACGACGCTTGACAAAAACAACCATTGCGTCTGCCTCTGTCTGAAACAGAGAATCTGCGTCGAAGAACCCAAATGGTGTTGGGTTAAGTGTGCTAACGAAAGTAGATGACATCTTTCATCTCCAAGTGTAAATAGGACGATGATAACTATTTTCTATGTAAGTTCTCCCAAAGATATGACAGAACTGATTTTCTGTTTTTGCTGTCTTGAATATTCTCCTGCTCACCCTTTAATATTCTCCAATACTTGTCTTTCATTGCTTTATTAAGAGTCTGTGGAACAAACATTTCAAAAGATTTTTTGTCGTCTGCAGTGAGATATTCTCTCATTTGCGTGCCTGAAATCTGTATTGTCTCTGAGCGAGAGACTGCGCGTTGCTCTATTTTCTCTAATGCAGTCGGATCCTTGAGCAATCCAGAAAGTCTGCTTAGAGAATATTTGCCTTTTGCATCTTCATCATCTGAATAAAACATAAATTTGCTTACGACGTCTTTTAAGCTTCTAATCTTGTTTATTGCCACATTTAGAGGCGATTCACCTGAAATGATCAGTGTAGCGTTTGGAAAATCTTTATAAAATTGCTGCTCTAGTATTGCTGACCACGCATCTACCATTACACCTGCGGGTAGCTCGTCTCTGCCAGCAGTTGAGGTGATAATTAATGCCTCATCACATTCTTTTGATGCAAGTCTAATCATTTCCCAATGACCTGCATGCACAGGTTTTCCTGCAACAACAAAAATGCCAATGCTAATCCCGTTTTTCGTGCCAGTCTCAAGGCGTTGCATCACCAGATTTTTGGTAGTTAGAAATAAATCTTCTTGTCGTTGAATCAATAATTTTGGATGATTTAAAAGTTTAAGACGATTTGCAATTTTAGCATCAAAATAGCATAAGTTATGTGCATTTTCAAGTGAAGCGTTAAGATCCCCTTCTGGAATATTTCGTTTTTGACTTGGCGCAATAACAGCTGAAATCTCTTTTGAGATTTCGTAGATACCACTCCAATATGCTTGCTCTGCTTCTGGTGTTTCTGCTTTAAACTTTTGCTTTATAGCGTGTCTGTGCGTGTCATCGTGCTGATCAAAGCGTAACGTTTTATAAAGCGCCTGTGTAGCAGATGTTTTAAAAACAGAACCTTCTGCTGGCGAGCGCTCGTGCTCTGCAGAAAGTGCAGTGTCAAAATCAGAAAAAATATCATATACTATATCAATGATTTTTAATGGTCTGTCTATTGTTTTGTCATCATACGCTTCGCGAAGCTTGTCGATTTTAGAAGCATAACGGCGTTCAATTGATTTGCTGCGAATGCCAGCTAGAAGATTCATTAATGTAGACAAATTTCCATCAAATAAAACTGGAAACGTTTGCATTCCTAACAGATTCGCGTAATCGCGAAGCTTTGCTTCATCATTTTCTATTGTAATGTTAGAAACAAGGTTAGATCTTAGCGCTTTATAACGAGTTGATCCAAAAAGTGTTAAGAAGATACCATGTTTCTGTGGATAATCTCTGCTAATCGTTGGTTTGCGTTGAACAAACTCAAGAAAAAATTCTGTTCCTTGGGGAATAGCAGCTGTATTTTTATGTGCTTTTGCCAGCTGGGCGTGAACAAGCGAATACTGGGCTGTTCCGGACGAACTTGCTCTTATCTCTTCCTCACGATCTCCAAGATTTCGTATCTCGCCAGGGTAAATGATGTTGCCTTTGTAAGCGACATACCAGTTTTTTGTGTAATCGTCAGGGTCAAATGCATTATTACGACGAAGAAGAGTTAGCTTTGTTCCGTCAATCTTTTCAACAATCTTAATATTTTGATCGTCAATAAATGCTTGCGCCTTTAGTCGATCATTCGCCCTTGCACGCGGTGACGCGTCAGGACGAACCATCGCTTTTCGAAGATCTTCAATTGAGATGTCTGTTGCCATTGTTTATTGTCCTTTAACAATTTCAAAAAGACGCTTGCTGGAGTGATAACGTGACTCATCAACTGAAGCTATTGAGCCAGTATCTTCTACGTAACCTGACTGCCCTCGCACTTTGTAAGTGCTATAGAACTGCTCTTTCATTTTATCGATGTTAATCGTAGAAGACAAAACATCTGGTACAAGCTCTTTAAATTTATTGACTATTGCGTTTTTCGGGATAATGTCTTTATTGATGTCTGTCGCAGAAAGGGCGGACGCGCCACGACCAAATAATTGAATCACCACACCTTCAAAAATTTTTACTGTGACCTGTGGAGACAGGCGCTCATTCATCAATTGTAGCAAGCCAATAAAAGATCCTAACTTTTTGATGTCTTCACTAGATGGTGACGGATCACTTCCAAATAGACCTTCAAAGATTTGCTTTATGTCGCGAGTTGATGTTATTCTTTCAGGACGCGTCAGATATTTATAAACCTCGTTGCCGTCATGTGTCCAATCAAGTTTTTGATATCTGCTTCCGAGACCAGAAACAACATCAAATGACCTCATTGATTTTAGCGGAGCAGGTATTTTCTCTCCAGTTTTGCGATCTTTAGTATATGAAATCTTTGGTTTTTCTGCAGTTCCAGTTGGCGTTGAGAGTCTTGCATTAGTCGGTGAAGGTGACGTTGCTGCTGCGAGCGAAAATAATGTTAGCTTGTGGGCAACGCCTTTTATTCCTGCTTTAACGTCTTCCCAGTCTGATGAGTGAGAAAACGCAGCCCAATCTGTTGGCCGACCGCCGCTAAACTCTGAACCTTCAAAATCGATTTGAAAGAAAACGTCGCCTTCTCCTTCTGGTAGCGAATCGTCCCAAGTATAAGCGAAAAGCGCATTTATTTGGTCTGTGCCAGCGCCAAGCTTGTTATGTCCGATGTAAGATATTTTGCGTGTAAGATTCGGACGAGAGCTTTCAAGACGATTTAAAGTTTTGTAGAGCTGGATCATCTCGTCTTCTGGAACCATTAAATCTATATCACCAGTTGTTGGTTTATATGATGTGTATTCTTCATCCGAAATCTTTCCAGGTGAAAACAGGTGTTTTGATGATCCGCTAAATGCAGAGCCAGACTTCAAAATATCATCGCGTGTTTCACGATCCCAAAGATCATGACCTGTATCTTTTGCAAACTCTTCGTCGATAACTTTAAGCATCTCAACAACATCATTTATAAAATTGCTTCTGTTAATTCTTCCTGTCCCGAAGTTGATGTCTTCTGCGTAACCTTCACGACCTCTAAATTTTTTTACGACTCCTGATCCAACAGGGCGTCCTGTCTCTGGGTCACGAACAAGAGCACGAGTGTTTCCACCTTCATCAAGTGAAGCCTTGGGACCAAAAATGAATAATGAAATACTAAGCATGTTGATAAGTATTTAGACAACGCACGATTAACAAGCAAATATGCGCGTATAAGTGATTCATACATATTACAACGCGAAAAGGGCAGTCTAAGACTGCCCCTTTGCGTTAATTTAGTCTTAAAACGATCTTGAAGACTAGATTTGTGCTGCGATAGCGCCAACTACTGGTGTGGTAGGAGAACCTGTTGCCTGGTTATAAAGCGCGACTGGAATCCATGCAGTCCCAGTCCACATAAGTTCGGCAGTGTCCCCAACTGCAGAAAACACAATCTTTGCATTGCCCGCTGACCCTGAATTTGTAAGAACTATTGCGCCCTTCGGTGTTGACGCGGCTGTAGTACATACAATCTTTTTAAGTTGACCTGCTGCAGTACCAGCAGCTAGTGAACCTGATACAATGCTTGTAGCGGATAAATAACTTATATAGTTAGTGACTGGGATCGCTGGACCAGGTGTGGAGAGAAGAACAACTGGGGTGGCGACGTTTGTGACAGCTGGAATAAATCCGGCGAAAAATGCGTTGTTAAGAACGCCAAGAGTTGTGTCAGCGTTTAAAGCAGCTGTTAATGTTACTGTGCTGCCAATTGAACAGCCTGTACCAGTTTGAACCACTACGCCGCTTGAGTCGTTGATAATTGTTGATGGCATATTAAATCCTATATTTACGAATAACGCTTGTCTCCTGTCGGTGGCAGGTTTGTTATTAGACAAGCTTAAGAATAGATATGCTCAAATATAGTTACGATAAAGGATATTTAAAAATTTTGCTTCCTGCACCGTAAATTCTTACAACGCCAGCGTCATTAGCAATCTGGCGCTCTGTTTTGTCACCAGACGCGCGAAACTTAAATCGATCAAATCTTTTTTGACCGTCAGAATACCAATATGATGGACCTGTCTCTCCAATAAACTTGAATCCTGCTTGTTCATAAACGTTGCCGGTGCCTGTATCAAGGTCTGCGTAAGTAAGAACTTGCATGAATCCTTCGTTTGCCGCCCACACTTTTATTCTTTTAAAGATTTTTGAGAATCCACCCATTATCATTGAGTCTTGTAGCGACGCGAATCTACATATTTCAATAGATAGTGACTGCCTGTGCTTTTTTTGACGTGGGACACGCATTGAAACTACAGAAACTATTTCTTCATTATAAATAAGACCAAATGAAATCTTTGATGGAGAATGACCGTAAAGATGATTTTTGTTAAAAAAGTCTTTGCTGATAGTCTGGTCAATCACTTCTACAGAACATTTTCTTGCATGAATCTTTTTTAAAATGATTCCAAGTCTGCATCTTATCATTGCTTTTATTAGATCATTTTTTTCTTCCCACTGATCTGAATAAATCCTGAATAACTTAAACCCTGTATCAGCAGCATTTTTTGTTTTATCATAATGATATTGTTTTGGTTTGCCAGCGTCGCTGTGCCAGTATAAACCGTCATATTCAAAAGCTGCGCGTTTATTATCTACAATGATATCTAACTCTTTTGGTTTGATCACTGTTCTGTCATTACGTTTTGTTTCAAATCCGAGAGATTCAATGTAATCGCCAAGCGCCAGCTCAGCACGTGAAGAAGTGTTTGGAAAACATTTTTGGCAAAGTGAGCCGCGCTCAAACGCTTGTAATGTTTTCTCGTTGACTACATTACACTTGCTACATTGAAACTTTAAATATTGGTTTTGACGTGAAAAGTAATCTTCGTATGAAGTTAGAAGTCTAAATTCTGTTGTTCGTTGTTGTATTCTTTTATTAAAATTGTCTTCATCGAGCAAGATTTTTTTTCTAATATCTTCTTTTGTTTCTATTTTATGCATTTTTCCAAGAAATCCGGGTTGTCTAATTTGACATATCGGACACTTGTAATCTCGTTCAAGATAAGAAAGAGATGTGACAAACTCGTTTTTGCAACTTTGACATTTACATTCAACATTTTTTTCATTTCTATCAAGAAATGATGAATATTTTAAACTTACGGAAATATCTGATCTTTTTTCTAATCTAGCGTAGAATGTGTCTTTGCTGATTCGCTTTTTTGAGCTTATCATCTTTAATGATTCTAGCGTATGACGTTTTCCAAAAAACGGATTATTTTTGCCTGAACTTTTTAATGACTGCAGCGCGATTCTGCTATCATCTTTTTTAGTTTTTCCTTTGTTCCATGCCTGTGACGCGCCGCCTTTTGTCCCGCCCGCTTTCATCGCGATTTTTGAGCATAATTGACAATAGTCTTTGAAGCTAAAGGCTACATATCTTGTGTTCGCGTTGCATTCTAAACAGGTTGGTCTTTTGTTTTCGTACAAATACTTTATTGTGTAGTCTTCGCTGCTAAGCTTATGCAATTTTTTGATATGGTTAGACAGCTGTTTTCCAAGCTCAAATGCTTCATTGCATTCTAAACATTTCATGTCATGATGCCTTTTCATGATAAGTATAACACGAAATATCTTTATGATTAAGATTATATTTAAGTAAATAAACATAAAAAAGTGGGCCATTCCGTTAAGAATGGCCCACAACACTATCTATCTGGTAGTAACCAGATGGTTAAGTTAGATGATGTTTAGGTCAAGCACGGTCACAGTTCCGTAGAAGTCGCTGCGCACCATTTTCTTGCCGTAGCGAGTCATAACGCCCTTGCGAGGGGTGAAATCCTCTGGAGCAAATATTGTTGGTGTGACAATCAGTGGCACGTAAGGAGCATAGACATAACCAGTCTCCAGGTATGAACCGCCCTTGAATCCGATAAGGATCTTGTTACGGGGGAAGTAGGGGTCCTTGTAGACCGTGAAACGGTTGCTAAGGGTCCCGACCTTCTCAGCGCCAATTGAGAATGGCGCGCCAACCTGACCTGAACCGTCGATTGAGTAGCTGGGGCGGTAATAGGTCCCGGCCTCAAGTATTGTCGCCACATCAGGGCCGATAACAATGAAGTTCGCACTTCCGCGGAGGGTCTTGCGGTGAATCTCATTGCCAACGTCGATGATGGTCTCGACAAGGGTCTCGTACCACTCACGAACAGTGCCTGTGAAGTTAGGGCCTGGTTGAAGGCTGCTTGCACGAGTGATCTCGTTGCCGTTGGTCTTATTAACGAAACGACCAGGTGCACGTGACCAGAAGTAGTTTGCGCCAGCAGCCTGGGTAAGCAGGTCGTTCAAGATCTCGCGGTCAAGCTCAAGGGCAATCTGCTCAGAAAGGATCTGAGTAAGCTCAACCTCAGCGTCGATGCTGTGGTAAGCGTTCAGGTCCTGTGCGAGCTCTGGTGACCAGCGAGCACGCAGCTTGCGGGTTGTCGCGGTAACGGCGATGCTCTCGATCTTGATGTCAATCTCTGGAATCACAGGCGAAGGAGTTGAACCGAAGTTAGACTCAAACACTGGGATTGTGACCGTTGAACCAGATGAGCTCTCTACGTCTAGAGCTGAGCTCTGAGGATAACTGAGCATCATGGCTGAAGCCGCATCAGCAGCCATTGTGCCAGTCACAACCGCAAGAAGATGCGTACCTGAGAGTGGAGTCGCTGTAAATGCTGAACCGTCCCAAACACCGACCTGATTAAGTCTGCGAAGGTTAAGGATACCAGTTCCGCCTTGGAATTGCTCGCCCCAAGCCGCCGCGCTGGCGTAAGATGACTGGGGGAAGAGAGCAAAATCCTTGGCAAGAGTCTGATCAGCTGAGCTTGAAATTGTGCCAAGTGCAACAACAACAAACTTGAACTGTGCAGTCGCAACACCAGCTGTACCGCCCTCAATGATGCTTGTGACCTTAGGATCAAAGCCAAGAAGACGTCCGTCAGTGCCTGATGCATGCGCGAACTTGGTGTCTGCGAATGTACTAGAACCACCGAATGCACCAGATGCTGTAAGCACAACGTTTGTTGCACCATGAACACGTGAGTAGCCGGAACCTACTAGATCGTACATACCACCAGTTGCAAGAGATCCACTCTGAACGCCCTTACCGACTGGGCTGTTGTAGATTGACTGACCAGCAGTGTAGGTTGACACTGACGAGCCGGGAGTTCCGTCAACGCCTGATTTTCCGCCGCGGTCGCTACCGTAGGTATAATCTAGATAGAAAAGCAAGCCTGAAGGCAGGCTCATTGGCTGAATTGACACCAACTCGTTGGCAACAAGACCACCGAAAACGCGACGAACGATTGGGAATGCAATGTTCGAAAAACCACGGATATCGCCGGCGCCAGAGGTGCTGCCACCACCTGATGACATTGAGTTAGATTCACGAAGAAGGTTCGCAGTCTGGTTCTCAAGAAGGCGAGACATATTCTCGCGATTCACGCCAGCAAGGCCACGGAGGAGTCCGGTGCGGCTCCACTTCTCAACAAGGCGACTGTTTTCAGCGCCGATATCACGCCCGCGAATGCCTTCGGCGAGCTGATCAAGGGTAAAAGTCTTTGACATTTTCTTTATCTCCAATACGGAATGTTTGTTAAAATTTAATTAGGTGACGAGTGAAACTTCATTCGCCCTTTACGTTAATGCCTGCAAGAATCGCCCAGCGATCTGCCTCAACGGATTCATTCAGATTGCTTGCGCTACCTGATCTCGTTGATCTGGAAGATGAACCAAGAATACGACTCTCATTCATAGTTGTACCTGACTTTGACTTAAGAGATTCAGTCAAGCTTGTGTAAAGAAGCTTTGCTTCTCTTACTGTCTTTGCGGCGTCGAGTGACTCGACAATCGCGCGTTGCTGACGAGCTGATAGGTCTCGATTCTGCATAAGCTTATTAACATATAGAAGCTTCGCGTTGAAAAGATTAACCTCTTCTAACTGCTCACGTAATGCGTTGTTCGAGTTCTCTGACTCGGTTAGCTTTGTCTTAAGCGCACGATTAATCCGTGTCTCCTCGACTCTTGCCTTACGTTCATCTTGAGCCGCCTTGGTTGCTGATTGAGCAACCTTTAGCGCCTTCTCAGCAACTTTCTTTGTAGCACGCTCGTTTCTGCTGTGCTTGTTCAGCTCTGTAGGAAGATCCATGATCTTACCACCGCCAAATGAACTGGACTTTGCGTCCTTGATACCGCCTTTTGCATGCTTGCCTTTTGCTTCGCGCAGACGTGTAAGCTCACGACGAAGCATTGACTCGTCAACGTTGAAGGAACGTTCACGTCCACGTCCACGTCCAATCAAGTCGTCGTCGTCGTCGTCCTCGTCTTCGTCCTCGTCGCCGCCAAACTCGCTTTTGTAAGGCGGATAAGGGCTGTCGTCGTCATCGTCGTAGCCTTCGTCCATCATGTCGTCGTCTTCGTCCATCATGTCGTCGTCTTCGTCCATCATGTCGTCGCTCTCTGAAGGTGCAGGGGGCGCAGGGGAAGGTGCAGCGGCACCGCTGTCGTCAGCAACATCAACTGGCATCTCGCTGCCAGCGCCAGGCTCTTCCTCAACGCCAAATTCAACGCCAAAGGACATACCTTTTAGTTTTTCCTTGAAATCTTCGTCATCGAGACCTTCAAGGTCAGCTGGCTCAAAAACAAGCTTTGCCTCGCGACGAAGTCTTGACTTTCCGTCCATCTCTTCTACTAAACGACGAAATCTTGTGCTAGTTGACATTTTTAAAATCTCCTTGATAATGCTGTTAAAATTTCTCCTAATTTCAGGAGTTCCACCATTAGATATAATATGATCGTGAAATTGGTGTGTGTTTTTTACTAAAATTGAATATGCTGCCTTAAAATTTGTGCTTTCGGTCAGTGGAATGGTCGTAGACAGACGCTTTAACGACTCAAACTGCCTTCTGATTTGGCCTAAAGATGGACGATCACGCTTCTTTTCGCCAAGTATCATATTAGCAAGTGCGTTGAGGCCTTCCTTATTAAGAGTGATCTCTTCGTCGTCCTCATCATCGATTTTTCCAGTTTCCGTAGTTGCAGACGCTTCGCCGTGCTTGTCAACGCGAACGTTGATTTTGACTTCTGTGCCAGATGCAGTCTTTGTTGTTACTGTATGCGTAACTTCTTCGCCGTTATCTGGTGTTATTGGGGAAGAGACAGGAGGTGCACCGGTCATTGGTGCTCCAAGCGCTGGTTGGGCGAACGGGTCAACTGCACCAAAATCGTCTGTTTCAACGTCATCTGGTGGCGCGTCTAAATCAAGATTAGGTATCTCTTCGTCTTCTTGTTCTGCAAGAATCTGGCGCTCCACCAACCTACGAATACGAGGGGTGATAGATTCGATGATCTTGTTTCTTGCGTTTCGCTCCGCCATCTCTTTTAGAGATCTAGCATCAGCGATTGCTTCATCATACAGGTTAGTCATCTTTTATTATTCCTACGCTCAAATAACTATGTCGCTCTTAGTCATTTGGCATCATTTTGTTGTAAATGAATCGCTCTTATTAATCTTCTTAGTCTTGTCATCGTTAAATCATCACGTGCCGGTATTTCTTCGAGTGTATAAGCCGGTTCATCGCCGCCAAGGTCATGTAACGGAAGGGCACTAGAATATCCTGCTTTTGATCCAGCAAACGAAATGCGTGCAGGCGTTGGCCTAATTGAAGGTCCATCTGCGCCTGCGCCAAGAGCAGCTTCTTTATTTTTATAAAGATTTGGTATTGGAGATAGGCTTCTGCCTGTTATTTGTTCTCCCATTTGTCCAATATTTGTTGCTGCACCAGCAAATGAAAATCTGTCAACGCCACGAAGCCATTGATCCCAGGGAGTGTGTCCGCTTCCTGATTTATTTGCTATTGCAATTTGCGTTTCAACGTCGTTTTTGTTGTCGTATTCTTCTTCGTCGTCGACATCATTTAGAGGTGGTTCTGCATATGGAAACGTTGTTGCATTTTTCCAAGGAACAAAGCGACCCCCGTCCGTGCCATATCCAAGGCCGGTGCGGGAATCATAGTTTGGATTGTTGGCTTCTAGAATTTTTAGGCGAAATTGCCGAGACATTATTGCCTTGTTCAGGATGCTAAAGCACCGGGAAATTCAGGTTGCGCTGCGCTCTGACCTAAAGTTGTTCCAACAGATGGGGCCGATATTGTGTCAGTTTCAGAAATCATGCTTGCTGAAGTTGCAGGCCCTTTATTTGACCCTGCCGTTGCGCCGGTGCCAAAGTTATCATTTGGAACCACTGTGCTACCTGCAGAAGTACCTTCACCACCAGCTGGATCTGGATTAGCAATCAGGTTTGGATAATACGCACCTTCAAAGTCAGCTTGATCAACTGGCAGCGCTGGTGCTTTGCCAAAGTTAAGATCAACAGGGTCTGGGAACTGATCCCCGTCGCCTGTTTGTAAATCTGGTGATAATGCTTTTTTTGCGTCCACACGATAGGTGTCGTTTGTCTCAACATAGATTGGGGAATTTGGAAATATTTTGCTTAATGTTCCATAATCTGATGTTGAAAGTGGGTTAGTCACGCCGGGTGACAACGTTACTCTAGAGCGTGTTTTCGCCGTGTCTTCGATTAAGGGATATTTTCCAGACATTTTGTTCTCTCCTACTCTTAGCTATGTCGATTAGAGCTGCTCAAGGATCTGAGCACGAAGCTCTTGACTTGCTTCATTAATCTCTGAGAGTTGTTGTGCAAGACGAGCTGCAGTCTCCTTTAGCTTCTTATAATGGGCAACAGCTTCAGGAACTGTGCTAGCAAGATCCTTTGCAGGCACCTCGCGGGTCTGCTTTGCTGTCTTACTAATATCAGCTGGAATGCCAGATGGTGATTTGCCAGCTGCGCGAGCCTTCTTTTTTGCGCGCGCACGCTTCTCGTCAAGTATTTGTCTCTCCTCGTTGATGATTCTACGAAGGAGGGCGGGGGTAAGATTGATTACGTTGTCAGACATTATTACTCCAAAATGGGATTCTAATCGTAAATATCTCGTCTAATGAAAATATATCAGTTATTTTTAGAAGAGAATGCAAGCTCTGCCCAATTTGAAGCTCCTTCAAAAAGCGACATTGGATCTATATCAGAAGCAGATGACATTGAGTCTGCTCTGTCTGCCAAAGCAGCCCCTGGTGACCGATCTGCATTTATTTGCGATGGTAGCGTGTTTCTTGCAGTATCTTCAAAAATTTGCTGCATAACATTACGCTGTTCGCCATGAAACTCAGATGCAAGAGCTGTCACTGCCGGTGGTAGTTCTTGCCGTCTGCCTTGCGCTTGATTTGCGATTTTATTTGCGCCAGCAGAAAATGAAGTGTCAGAAGCCCGCTTTGCTGGTGCAGGTGTAGGACCACGTCTTACTTGCTCCGTTTGTCTTGTCGGCGTCGGTTTTGCGCTTGCGTCCAAACCTTCAAGAAGCACCTCCATGATGCACTCTTTTACAATGTCTTTTAGTTCGCTTCTTGTCATTGATGCCATTTGTTATTTCTTCCATGTTAGAATATCGTTAAATATTCTATCGATTCTGTCACTTTTATTAAATGTTCTTGCAAGATCAGACGATCTTACTTGAATACCTTCGCGCATCATAAACGCGCCAGGTGTGCTTGGCTCAGAAACAAAATCCCAACAGATTAGCTGAAAATCATCTTGAACAATCTGATGATCGCCTGACTTCTTTACAGACCCTACACCACGTGATGAAATCCCGAGTGTTACACCTGCTTCGACAAGACTTTGCAGGATTTTTCCGCATGGTGTGTCAAGAATCTCGACTGTTCCAAAGCATGTGTTGCCTTCCATATGCGCTTCTCTAACGATGTGACTTACTTTTTTGAGCTCAACAACTGAGCTCTCCGGATGATCACAATTTCCTGTCCAAAACGCTTCTCCGTTTCTGCGGGCTAGCCAGTTTCCGTTTTGTGTTGTTACACAATAGACCTTGTCTTTATAATCAACCTTATCAATTTTTAAAAAGCGAGTGTCAAGACTGATTGTTTTTTCATCGTTGTCTATGTTCCAGTCTCCGTCATAACGAAGATATGAATGAGACAACCATGAACTTTTGTCGCTAGCTAAATCTGCGACCTTTGAAGCAGGCAGATAGCTTGGCAAATTTTTTCTGTCCCAAAGCAAAAATTTATGATCTGGTGTCAGCATCATATCTAAGCTGCCATCGTTCATAAAATGAAGCATTTCTCCTTCATAAAATGTGTCAGTCTTATGAAGAACAGGCTGCTCTTCTATTTTGTTTGTTTCAAGATTTAATGTGAAGACAACATCGCCTTCTTTGACATCAACAATAGATGTCCAGCCACGTTTTGTGTGAATTGCTGTCTCAGCGTCTACGCATTCGCCGAGTGCCCTGTTTTCACGAATAAACTTTTGATAGTTTCTAACTTCTCTCTCAAGAATGTCCTTTGGATACAACCGCCCATTTTGATTTAGAGTTTCTGCTTTTTGCAAAATGCCTTTCATCATCAATTTGCCGCCGTTTTGCTCACGACTTTCTTTTATTGATTTTGTGTCATACGCAAATGGAGCCCACTCTGTGAGCAACGTCATTATTTTTTCACTCATCTTTTGACTCCAGCTCTTGGAAAAGTTGCGTTAGATGCATAAACTTTATAATGCCAGCGTCGTCAAGCGTGCGCGCGTCAATGTGTTTTGTTCTTTCTACAACTTCATCAAGCTTTTCTAAAATTACTGAGTTGCTTGCTGATTCTCGTAATCTACTAAGACCACGAACTGCGCGATTCTTTATTGTTTCTAGCATTTCATTATCAACTTTGCCGTGAATATAGTCTTTGATTAATGAACGCTGCAATTCGCTAAGCTTACCGCCCCATTTTTTCTCAAACTTTTCATTCATAAGTTTAACAGATAACGAGGACACATCCTTAGTTGTAAGCTCATTTAATGACGGTGTTATATTTTTATCAGAACTAAGCCATTCTAATAGTTTTTGTTCATATTCAACAATACGTGTAAGAGATGTTTCGTCCTCTTTGCGCCAATCGTTCATAAGCGTCTGAAGTGTTGCATAAAGACGATATTCTTTTATTGGAAGATTGAAAAAATTTGGCTCATTTAGACGTTTGTTAATATCACGTATCATTAACGATTTTTCAATATCAATTTGATGTTGAGAAAACATATGAACACCGCGTTTGGCTTCTTGAATTATTCGTAAGCTTAACGCCTCTGATTTTATTGTTGTGTTCAACAGCGCTTGAAAGAGTCTAAACTCCTTAAAAATTTCTGTTCCTGGCTTGTAATACTTCTTAATGATTGATGTACAAAGCTCGACAGTTCGAGTATCATTATCTACAAGAGCAGCCGCAGCTCGTTGCAGCAGCTGCTCGTAGATAATTCCAACGTTTCTTTTTTTATTGTGGGGGTTACTCATCTGTATTTTCCGTCTTGTTCAACGTGTTAGGTGATTCAAGCAATACGCTGCTATCTACTGTACGTATTCTGCTACTCGCATTTTTTAATGTAGAATCAAAGCGCGCAGTCATTTTTGGTCGTGGAAATTGTGATTCTCCGTAAAGTTCTTCTACAAGACTCTTTTTATTTCTTGATTCTGTTGCAAAAGAGAAAAGTTCGTCCTCGCCAAAAGGCATGTTTGATGTATCTTGATCTCTAGCGTTTGAACCGACACTCGTCATTTTATTAAAGTCTGGCATGTCTAATGATGCCGCCGTGCTCCTGTCTCGAGTCGGCGTAATATTTTTGCCAAATGCGTTTCTAATCGCCTTTTCTGCTTTGAGCGGTAATTCCTCATTCTCAATCGAGAGAATCGGAGACTTTTCAACACCAGCAGAGACGATATCACCAGGTCGTTCGTAACCAGCAGTAAGCGCTGCTGCTCCGCCCCCGGCTGCAGCGTCTGGTCCAGGGACAGCTTCAAGCTCAGCATCCTCCTGCTTGTCCTTCTTCCTCCCTTCTTTCACGTTATCTACTTCCTCTTCAGAAAGACCCATAATATTTTTTCGAACCCATGCACGATCTACGATACCTTCTGGAGCCTTTCCAGCAATCTCGAATCTTGACGAAATCAACTCGAGTTTTTGTTGCTGAGCGATTGTTGAAGGATTTGAGAGTCTTAACGTAAAATCAAGAAGATCTTCGCTTTCATAACCGTGAGAATATAGATGAATCATTGCCATCTTATTTAACTCAGAGATTATAACCTTTTGAATGCGTGTGATTGTTCTTGAAAACCTGATGTCTTCTTGTGCTAACGTTGATTTTGCGCCAATGTCTTCATCATATCCAAGATATGCCTTCGGAATCTTTAAGGCTGCAAACAACTTTTTCTGAATATACTGTACGTCTTCAATCGCAGCTGCATTCACGCCACCAGCCAGTGAATCTATCTTTGTGCCAGATTCGCCTCCGCGAACAGGAATGAAGTAATCTTCATCAACTGCGAGCGGATTGTAACGCAAATCCATTTTTCCGCTTGACTTATCAACAAGTCTATTTCTTTTTAAACTTGTTTGCGCTTGCTCCATGAAGTTTGCCACCTCTTCAGGTGGAACATTGCCAATGTCAATATAAAACACACGACGCTCCGGTGCTCTGACAATGCGATAAACTAACATCGCATCTTCCATTAGAATCATTTGACGCCAAATACGACGCGCAGATTCTAATACTGATGAGCCATACGGAAGAAACGCGTCGTTTCCAAGAAGTCGAAAATGTGAAACTTGCCAATTTTCAAGAACCTGATTTCCGCGTGTAATCCAGCGAAAACGTACGGCCATCGGATCTTTTTTGTCATAGCCTTCTTCACGTTCCATCTCTGAGATTGGAATAGGGTAGGCATTGATAATTCCAAAGCCAGGATGAACGTCATTGAAAAGTAGAAAGTCGCCGTATTTGCAAAGATTTCTGACCCACATCGGAAGATTGAATTCAATGTTTAATGTGTCATTAAATAAGGTATCTAAAAGCTCTCTGATTCTGCGATTGTCAGAGTGAATATGAAGAACCTGGCCCTTCTCATCTTGAGAGACAGTTTCTTCAGCATAAATGTCAAGGGCTGAAGCAATCTCAGGCGTATTGTGAACAATGATGCTATCTGTTGCGTAGTTTTTGTAGCCGTCAACTGTAAGATCAAACAAATCTATAACGCCAAAGTCTTCGACTGATGACACTTTGTGATTTTCATAGCTTTCAGAAAATTGTGACCAAGTCGAGAATCCGTTGTCTTTTAATCTTTTGTTGACCTTTGGCCACGTAGTTTTAAGTTTTGCAAACAAATCTGATGATGTCATTCCACGAGAATACGCATCACAAATTTTCTGAAATGTTAGGGTATGATCGTATCTCGGGGTTTTGACTCCTTCATTTTTGTGTCCATCTGGGATCCACCCTGGCTGATATGCACATGCAAACTGCGAGAAATTTAGAAACCCCTTGGCGTTGAGTCTGCGATAGATGACTCTTTCATCGCAATCAAGCCTTTTTGACAGCTGATGAAGATTGAATCCGTAAAGCTCACAAAGATTCAAGATAAGTTCAAAACTTATGTCATGTCTTGTAGCAGGATTGTTATCCTTCATGAATTTTGAATGAGTTTCTTTAAATTTTTCTATCCATTTGCTATTGTCAACAGACCACTTTTTTCCGTTTATAATTTTTGTGTGATATGCAAGATGATCTGCAGCAGACATGATCTTTAGATTTTCTGGTCTATTGTCCCACTTTTTGAAATTAATATGATGAACATGTTCATCATTAGATATTTCTTTTGCAGCTATCCATTCGGCAATTAGACGATGCTCTGATACCCAACCGTTTCCAAGCTTTGATTTTTTTCCGTTCATTGTATAAACGAAACGATACCCGTCACCGGCATCTTTCTTCGCTTCAGAAAACAGATCTTTTCTGTAAAACGGCATCATTGAATCGCCAATTCTAAGATCTTGTGCTTCTGAGTATGTTCCATCTCGCTTCATGCAACGATGATCTGGTGTAAGAATCAACGATTTTCCGCTGTCAAATGTAACTTTTACAGCGTGCGCAGTTGTTGTTTTTCTCGCTTGTTTTCCAAGCGCTGGCATAATCTGGCCTTTTGCGTGATCATATGCATAGACAACGAACGTGTCATTTTCTCCATACTTTTTTGATAGCTCTTCAATTGTAGAGTATCCATTTGGAGTTGCAATGAGAGTGTCACCTGCTACGCAAGCCTCCATTTCTGAAAAGTCTGAATATCTTGACATTCTATCGAATGCGCCATATGCAGAGATCGTGCTTGAATAAATATCAGATTGATTCTTTCTGAACATCTCATACGCAGACGACGCAGTTGGTTCAGAGTAGTTCTTCACCTTACGACGAATGACTGGTCCAGATCTAAAGAGCTGCGTTAAACGTTGAAATAAATTTCTATTGTTTTTTTCTGACATCTTGATCTATATTACTCTCTTTTGTCTAAACTTAAATCTGTCTTAGTTCAGCCACCCAAATCTTGCATAAGTTTTTGCTATATCAAAATTCGTGCCAGGAACACCATCTACCATGATTGGAGCAAACGGGTTTCTTGCATGTGGGACATTCATGTTATTATTTTCTGGTGCTTTGTTAACAGCAAACGCAGCAAGCATGGCGTTTGCCATGTCTTTATCATATTTTGAGTTGTCTGTGGCGTTGTCAAATAACCAAACTGTAATTGCCATTGCCATAACAAGATCATCATGATAGCCTTTCATGGCTTTTGCTGTTTGACCGACCCAAGTAAATGTCTTTAACTCTTCGTATAAACGAGTTGATCTTACTTTGATGTATTTGTTTCTTATGACTTCTTCAAGTTTCGTTAAGATCTTTGTTCTGTTGGAAGGTCCTGTCGTAAATCCAATGCTTGCTATTTCTTCTGAGCCTGCAGCAGCGCCAATGATCTGATATCGTTTATCTTTATAATAGAGATTTGGATATCCGATCTCTTTTAGCTTCATACAAACTGCGTATCCGTAGCTATTATTTTCTGGGCAAAGCAGCGCGTTGTTATATCGACTACCAATTTCATTTAGCAAAATTGCAAATTGATCAGGTGGGATCTTGCCTCTAAACTCGCAAACTTGTTCGCCGTCGCTGACATCCATAACATGGCATGTAGAAAAGTCAGCGCTATCGCCTCGAGACACGTCCGCAGCTATGACGTATCTATGATCTGGCAAAGAATATTTCCAAACCCATACCGCAGAATCTAAACCCCATCTTTCAAGTGGAGATTTTGTGGTTGACATTATGTAATCTAATTCTGCTGCGCCAAGAAACGTATCACCAGATGAAGCAAAGTCACAAAGAAGTTCTTGCGCAATTTGCTTTCTTGACATATTCTTTGATTCGTTATCAAACCAAGTTTGATCTCTTTCTGGATGTACGTCCCACGGCAATTTTATTGCGTTAAATTCGTTCGTGCCTGACTCGCCTTCTGCGTAAAGCTTATGAAATTGTCCACCAACACCGTTTGGCGTAGAAAGAACAATTGCCCTGCCTCCTGTAGAAAGAGTAGGGTATAGACCTGTCCAAAGCTCATCGAAATTGCTAATGAATGCTGCTTCGTCAACAATGAGTAATGTCAGCGCTTCTGATCGACCAGCATCATCTGATGTAGGGATTGCTTTGATTGACGATCCGTTACTGAACTCTACAGTTTGCTTTGTATCAGATCGTATTTGTGGCATAATCAACCATGACGGTAAATTCTGCAACATCACTTTTACTTTTTTAATGAAGTTTTGAGCTACCGCGAGCTTTGTCGCGATAATAAGAATTGCCTTGTCTTTATAAAATAAAGATAACCAAAGCGCGTATGCAGCAGCTAGCGTTGATATTCCAAGCTGTCTTGATTTTAGAATAACGCTGAATCTGTGAGTCTCGAACTCGTTAAGACATTCATCTTGAAACTTGTAAGTGTCAAATGAAATAAGGCCTCGCGTTGGATGTTGTATCTTAACGTATTTATTGACAAAATACGTAGAGTTTTTTCCGCAACGAACGATTTCTGCTACTTGTTTCTCTTTTGAGAGTACAGCCATTAGATTATCTGCAGTGTGACCTGTCTTCTATAATACGCAATACGACGAGGAGACAAATTTGTCGCAGAAATCATTTCTAATGAATCATTGTTTGTGATTTCTTTTAGCTTTATTGATTTTCCAGTTGCTTCTCTAAACTGCTTCTTTACCTCAGCAACATACTTTGTCAAAAGTTGTATTGACTCTTCATTTATACGCTCAACTTGATTTCGAAGCGCTGACTCTGCGGCGAAATGAACGATTGTCATATATTTCATTGTGATTCTGTCATTGTGCAAAGAGCAAATAATAGAGTTAGGAGTTGATGGAACGCCCCAACCTCGTTGAGTGATCTGGCCCAACGCATTTACGTCTTTAGTGGATAGCTGCATAGATTATGTCTCCGTTATTAAATATACTTTCGCGAGTGAGCTGACGCAAGTCTTCTGCTTCTAATTGCTAAGAGTTCTTTTTTTATTGGGCGCCAACCTGCAAGCCACTCTTCTCTATGTGGATCTGCAATCTCATTTTCACAGTCGAAACAGCAATCAGATCGTAAAATTGAAGTTGTGTCCAATTCATCAATCACTGCGCAAAGACAAAGCGCACATTCTATTGGAGACGCTGTCTTTTTTATGTCTCCTCGTTGAACTATTCTGTAGTCCTTTTTTTCTTCGACTCTATTCATCAGATGTTCCTTGCTTGCGCGTCTACACCATCATGTGAAATCTCTATGATGTTGTCGACAATGTCTTTTATGCTATCAACGTGAGATATAACAAGAATGTTTCTAAAATTTCGCTTTAACGAGATCAAAAGTCTTGCGCAAGCCTCAAGATTTGTATCATCAAGCGCGCCAAAGCCTTCATCGATAATAAAAATGTCCGGTTTTGGAATCGCAGAAACCTCGATAAGCGCAGTTCTGATAGCAAGCGACGAAATCATTTTCTCCATTCCAGATCCAAGCTCAATTGGACGACGTGAATCGCCATAATCAATGAAAATCTCAAGATCACCGCTTTCTTCGTCTGCTGCCAACTCAATGTTAAAGTTTGCAACGCCTTGTAACACTTTTGCAATTTCAGAATTGATTCTTGGAAGTTGTGATGCAATGATTTGTAGTGGGATGCCGTCCTTACCAGTTGCGCTGAGAATTGTTTCGTACACCTTCCACTCTGATTGAAGTTTTTCTATTCTTGTAATGTCAAGCTTTAGATGTGATATCTCGCTTCCAATGGCACCAATCTTTTGACTTGTCTGTAAGATTTTTTTGGAAGTTTCAGATGACTTCTTTTCGTCGCTTTCAATCTCATCTTGCATTTTTTTGACTTCTTCAAGAACAGTAAGAGAACTCGCAGCACGAATCTCCTGTAATGTCTTACTCTCACGTAAAAGATCTTTTGAAAGTGTTTCTTGCAAAGATTGTAAGCTTGCAACACGAGTTTCATTAGCTGCATACGTATTTTTTGCGCCTGGTAGTCTCGACTGCACGTTGTTTATACGATCAAGCTTCTCTTTTGAAGATTTTAAACTTTCTGCGTCGAGCGTTTCGCGTAGAGCTTCAAGATTTGCTGTGATTTCTTGAAACGCTTTTTGCTTTTGCGGCAAAATTTCATTGTCTTTGTGACTGTCTTTAATGTATTTGCAAGTCAAAAATGTGCTGCCACAAGGAACTTCGCCGAGCTTTTTAACAGATTTTTCTAGTGTTTGAACGGTCGCAGATTCTTTTCTTGATTTTTCTTCAATTTCAAGTATCTTACTTGAAAGCTTTTCTGCGCGCTCAATGTCTTTCTTTAAAGATGCTATGTCTACAGACTCTAATGCAGCTTCTGCTTTGTCGATTTTCTTTTTTAGTTCCTCTTGCTCAATAAGAATGTTTTCAAGATCAAGCTTGTTTTGATTAACTTTCTTTGTGATACGAATAATTTCGTCTTCGTGATGCTTAATATCATCAAGCGTGTGTGATGAACCTGGCGACTCACGCTCAAGAATAGCTCTTATCTTTTTAATGTGCTTATCAATTGATGATTTTCTTTCTTCAAGCAGCGTAATGTTGTTGTGAAGCTCAACTTCTTCAAGCGCTTTTGTTTCGATTGCTGCTTTTAAGTCAAGCGCTGGAGTCCGACGAAGTTCTGACTTTATTGATGATGAACTTTCTTTTGCAAGCGTATTAAGCGAATCAAATACTTGCAGATTTAGAAACTTTGAAAGAATATTCTTTCTTGCAGTTGCGCGTTCTTTTAAGAACGCGTTCATTTCTCCTTGTGCTGCGAATGATGTCAACAAAAAGTCATCAGCAGTCCCAATCATGCTACGCAAAACTTTATCAGAATCTTTTCTTTGCTCGCCAGAAATATCTTCTAGCGGTGCACCAGCAGCATCAATCTTGAATAGATTGAGATGCGTTGCTGCGTGAACGACGCCAGCTTTTGTTTGTTGTCTCGTAGATTGTCGTTCCGCTTTGTAAATTGAATCTCCGGCCTGAAATTCTACGCTCGCAAGGCAGTAGTCCTTTCGTGCATTGATAATATGAAGATTCTTTATTGAGCCTCTATCAGTCGTGTTGAATAGAGAATACATTATCGTTCCAGGAATGGAAGACTTTCCTTGCGCGTTTCTTCCAAAGATGCCAGTAATACCGCTTAGCTTGTCAAAGTCTATTTCATTATTTTTCCCATATGAGTATGTGTTGTCCCATTTGAGACGCTTAATAGACCACTTTGCATTTCCAAGGCGCTCATCAGGCGGAAGCGCATCAATAAGTCTTGAAACTGTTGCATCAAGAGTGGCCGTTGAAGATTCAGTTAATCCTTTTGCTTCTGCGTATTTCTTGAATAAGTCTTTGATTGTTCCAGGGTCATTAAGATTTTCCCTTGAAATTGAAGTTGCGCCAACACGCATCTCCTCTTTTCCTTTTTCTCCTATGAATTTCCAAACAACTTCTGTGGCGGCCATTTTTTGCTTAAGTTCACCAGCGAGTTGTCTCGACGTAGCGACAGAAACATTTTCTGTTGTGACTATTCTGATTCTTGAACCGTGCTCTAGCTTTAGACATTCTGCGACTGTATCACTAATGTCACCAGCCCATTCAACTGAATGAAACGGGCACGGATTTTTAATCTTGACGAAGTTTACGCGATATTCATCCTTATTTTTAATTCTCCAAAACAAGAAGCCCTTATTTGTATCTTCTCCGTAATTTTGTTGAATCGTGCTACCAGGATATGCAATGCGTGTGTCATTGTCAAGAAACTGTTGTCTATGAATATCACCAAGCATTGAAAAATCGTACTGTCTAAACATATCAACTGTGACTTCGCCGTCGATGGGTATTCCTGTATCAAGAAGTGATCCACCAACAGCACCGTGGTAGAGCGCGATATTGATCAAGTCAGGATTTGGCTTACACTTATGCCAGTTTTCTTCGTCAAAACATGAAAAATTGGCAAAATTAATTCCGTTAAGCTCGTAGTTTCCAGAGTCTTTTAGAAAGTGGATGTTATGATGATTTAACGCTGCTACAATCGGCGAAATCGCGTCAAGCCGCGACTTGTTGTGAATAAGACCGTCATGGTTTCCAAGAATAACAACAGTAGGCCAGTTTGCAAGACGCTGAAACCACCAGCCAAGACGCTCAATAAGTTCTGGTGTAATGCCTTGTGTCTTTGAATGAACAATATCACCACCAACGACAATAAGATCTGGACACAATTCGTCTAACTTCTTGAAGAAATCCTCGAATGCCGTAGTGTATTCGCTGTGACGCTGCATACCGCGCCAATGAATATCGGATAAATGGACTATTTTGATCAAAAGATGCTCCCGCTTCTTGCTATTCTTGAAAGGTTAATAATACCCTGAAACTTATCCCAAGGCTTTGCTTTTTTCTTTGCTTCTAAAAACTGTTCTTTTGTCATTTCTCCTACGTCTTTATGAATACCGATATCTAACATTTTTACGCTAACGTCAAACTCTGATAATGCTTTTGCCCATTTGTGTTGTTTTTCTGGCATGTCATTATCTAAAGCCAAAATAATGGGTGTTTTGTTTCTTGCAATTCCTTGAAAAAGTGCAGATTTTCTTGAAATGTTTGATCCAAGAATCGGTGCGGCATTAATATCGCATTTCATAAGATCAAAAGGGCCTTCAACAAGCGTAAGTTCTTGCCTCCAATCAAGATTAAGCTCATTAAAAATAAACTCGCCTCGTGGAACTGGCGGATTTGCGTATTTGCCAAATGTGACTTTGTCAATGCTGCGTGCCGTCCAATAATTTAATTTTCCGTCGGCGTCGAATGATGGCATAATCACTCTGCGCGCAAGACTGCCTCGTCTCACGTAGCCAAGTCTAAAATACCACAAATCGCGAAGACTAAGATTGCGTGTCTTTGTGTATTCTATACAGGCTCGAGCAGCAGGATCACCTGAATCTAATGATTCTGCCAAAAGTTTAAAACCGCCAGGTAATTCAACGGCAGGCGGCACCACAACATCATCTTTAAACTGTCGCTGGTATGAACCAGTGATGCTCTCCCACCTTGCAGCTGCCTCAGGTGATATTTTCCTTATTGCCCTTGTTACCGAAGCACCTCGAGCATCGCAGACCCAACAATGATATTGTCCAGTGTCTAGCTTAACAACAAACTTTTGCTTTTTAGAGTTTCCGCAATCCGGACATCGAAAAGCAGCGTTAATCCCGCGCCTGTCAATTTGACATGCTCCGAATACACGTGTGAGTATTTCTACTCTTTCTTTTATGTCTATCACTTTTAACTATACACAACCAACTATGGTTTTTGCAGATGAACAGCCCTTGCCATAACGTAAGCGTCTGCAGCGTCGTTGACTCCAGCAGCGAAAAGTGTCTGTCCTTTCTTTTTGCCAACCTTTGCAACACGACGCTGAAGCACAACGCCAGCAACGCGCTCGACCCATTCCATTACTTGATCTTTTGTGTCGCGTGTCTTTATGATCGTGATATGCAAGTCTTTTCTTGCAGCTGTGCAGCTGATAAAAACAGGCTCAAACCCAAAAATTACGTATGCTTGCCAGCCAACGATTCCGTTAAATCGAGCCAGCGTTAAAAGCGTTTTTGCAGAGCTAAGACCACGACGAAATCCTTGAAGTGGCTCTTCGATTGACATTTTAGAAATATCTGAGTATTTCTTCTTTATCATAATAAGCCCTTCATCTACAGCTGCTGCTTTTTCAAAGAATCCTTCAAACTTTGCAAGAGGAAAGAAGCCCATTTCAACCAGCGAGCCATCATTATTTAAAACTGCCCAACCTGTTGAGCTAGTAGACACATCAAGTCCAAGAATCATTTTGCTACCAGTCCATCTTTATTCTGAACAGATATCTGTCTTCGCTGCGCTTGATGATCGGTTGAGCAAGCGCAACACGCGCAACAACATTTAGATTATCATCATGAAGATTTATTCCTGTGATAATAACAGGCCCGATAGATCTTTCGTTTGGATCATCGCTCGCTGTTAACGCCATAAACGTTGGATTTGAACTTGAGTTTATTTGTCCTGCAGGACATGGAACAGATATTTCCATCACGTGGACAGGTCGTTCACCGCGCATTGAGATCTCAAACTGATCTTTTCCAAAAAGAAAGATTAATGGAGATTTTATGACTGCAAGACCTTCGTCATAAAGAACAGTTCCAACACCTGCCCACTTCGCGTGAGGCGTTAACGAGTCAGCACGATAAATGCCGCCTGCTCCGTTATCATGAAGTGTCATTTTTACTTGACCTGCTGATCCTGTCATTGAGCTGTCAATAATCTCCAAGCTTGTCGGATGTATCTTTCCACCATAGAATAGATTGCTTGTATCAAAGAATACGACTGAGTTTGAAGAGTTATCGCGCTGACGCTGAAAAATCGTTAAGACAGCACCAGACTGTGCTTCACCATTAAGA